AAAAACCTGTAGCCTTATTAGAATACTTAATAAAAACTTATACCAAAGAAAACGATACAATTTTAGATTTTACAATGGGTTCAGGTAGTACAGGAGTTGCTTGTAAAAATCTTAACAGAAAATTTATAGGGATTGAAAAAGAAGAAAAATACTTTGATATTGCTAAAAATAGAATTGAAAGTATATTGGTATAATGTCAGATATAGTACAAAAATCAACCGAATATCGTATCAAACAAATTGAGATAGCAGAAGCAAATTATTATAGATCACTTGTAAAAACCTTAGACAAAATAGAAAGAGAAGTTGTTGCACTTGCAAATAAAGATTTAAGAAGAACAACTGATGGAAAGCTTATTGAACTTCAAACAGCAATAGCAATAAGACCAAAGATTAAAGCAATACTAGACAAAGAGTATTTAGCTTGGTCAGATGGTGTAGTCAGAGAGGGTTTTACCAAACAAGCAAAGAGAATTGAGAAAGCATTTAAAACATTAGAATCAACACTACCAGCTGGTCGTATTCCAAAAGAATTTGTAGAACTTACAAAAGGAGATTTAGCTTTAGTTAAGAATCTAAAACAACAATATTTTACACAATTTAAAGATGTGTCCAATACATTTACAAGACGATTATCAGAAGTAACATATCAAAATGTATTAGTTGGAAATGATTTTACAGAATTAGAAAAAGAACTTAGACAAACAATCAATGGTATTTATGCAAGTTCAGATGATGAAGAAGCACAAAAGTTAATAGATTATATCAATAGAAATAAATACAATAAGTCGAAAAAGGCAATAGTAGATAGATCAATACAAACACTTCAAACAAAATTTGCAAGAGATAGGGCTGGAGAAAACATGAAAAGATATGCTAGTCAGATATTAAATGATTCGTTAAGAGATTTTGATGCAACCTTAAACTTCAATAAATCAAGGGATGCTGGGCTGACTTTTGTTAAATACTATGGAGATGTAATACCAACAACTAGAGAACTTTGCAGAAATCTAGTAAATGGTGTATATAACAAAAGAAAAGGTGGACTTTTTACCATCAACGAGATCAAGGATTTATGGCAAAGTAGATCATGGTCAGGTAAGAAATCAGGCAACCCACTTGTAGTAAGAGGTGGGTATAATTGCAGACATCAGTTTAGTTATGTCAATCCTGATTGGTATGATAGTAAAGGCGAACTTATAATATAAACAAATAGGAGAAACAATGTCAGATGACAAACAGGTTAATCAACCGAAAAATGATGTTCAGGAAGCTGAAGTTAAACAAACTCAAACTGACGAGAAACCAACACCAACATTTAATCAAGAAGATGTAGATAGAATTGTCAAGCAAAGACTTGAAGCTGAGAAGTCTAAGCATCAAAGAATGTTAGATGAAGCCAAAAAGAAAGAAGAAGAAATAGCGAAAGAAAAACAAATACAGGAAGCAAAGACTAAAGCTGATCTTGAAAATCTTATGAAGCAAAGGATAGCTGAGAAAGACAAAGAGTTAGCTGATTGGAAGTCTAAAGTAAAAACAATTAATGTAGATAATTCTATATTAGCACTTGCTTCTAAAAATAATGCTATTGCTCCTGACCAAGTAGTATCTTTGCTAAAGAGTGAAGTTAATTATAATGATGATGGTCGAGTAGAAATACTTGATAACAATAAGAATATTCGTTATAACTCAAAAGGGGAACTATTAACAATAGAAGATAGAGTTAAAGAGTTTTTAGATGCTAACCCACACTTCCGAAAAGGGTCATTGTCAGGTTCAGGTAGCCTGAATAGTGTTGAGGGAAAAGCTGTCAAACCTTTCAATATCAGCGACTTAGATATGAGCAAAGCAGAAGATCGTAAGAAGTATGCAGAATATCGCAAACAAAGAGACTCTGCTCCTGTTCAGATAAATTTAACAAATAAATAATAAGGAAAACAAACAATGGCAAACGAAAGCACATCGTCAACACTCTCGGAACTATATACTGAGATTGTTGCAGAAGCATTATTCGTAGCATCAGAGCAATCAACAATGAGACCTCTAGTACGAAACTATGCAATAACAGGTGGTGGAAAGTCAGTTGAAGTTCCAATTTACTCGGCAGTTTCTGCGTCAGCAGTATCGGAAGCATCTGATTTATCTAACACAGCTATCAACCCATCTTCTGTAACTATTACAGCAAGTGAAGTTGGTATAATGACAACTTTAACAGATTTAGCAAGAAACTCAGCACCAAGAAATGTTGCTGGAGATATTGGTAGATTATTTGGAGAAGCAATCGCAAAAAAAATTGACACAGATTTAACTGCGTTATTTGATGGTTTCTCACAAGAAGTTAATGATGGAACAGCAGTATTAAGTGCATCTAATGTATTTCAAGCAGTAGCAACACTTAGAAAAAATGCAGTTCCAATGTCAGACCTAGCTGGTGTCTTTCATCCTTTAAATGCGTTTGACCTAAAAAGTGGTTTAACAAACACATTTGTTGGTAGAGACACAGAATTATCAAACGAAGCTTTAAGAACAGGTTTTGTTGGTAATGTTGCTGGTGTTCCAATATTTGAAACTTCAAATATTGCTGACAACTCAGGAAATAATCCAGGCACAACAGGAGACTACAAAGGTGCAGTATTCCATAGAGATGCGTTAGCATTGGCTATGATGCAAGACCTAAAAATCGAAACTCAAAGAGATGCGTCTCTAAGAGCAGACGAGATCGTAGCAACTGCTGTATATGGTACAGGAGAACTAAACGACACTTATGGTGTAGAATTGAATGTAGATTCATCTATCCAATAATCGTTATATTGTCAGGGGGAGCAATCCCCCTGATACTAACTAGGAGAAATTATGAATATTAGATTAACAAATGGTAAGAAAACTATAACAAGAGCAAAAGACCAATACGAAGCTAATATAAAACATTTTAAAATGAGAGGTTTTGTTCCTGTTGGAGAAGTTAAAAAAGAAATTAAAAAAGCGACATCAAAAGATATTTCTGATAAAATAGTACAACTCAAACCAAAGAGAAAAAAAAATGTTAAGAAAACTAAGAAAAAAAATTAAGAAGTTTATTAATTGGTTCGTAGGAAAATACTATGGCTAATTATACAGGTGCAAATGTTATTACTGCAAGTGATGTAACTAAATATCAACCTGATGCTTTTGGTTTTGGTATTGCATCAACTGATACAGAAGCAGTTAATTTTTTTGCACAAACAACTAACGATATTTTAAGACAGCTTAGAGTCGAGTGGTGGCAAACTTACAAAGCTAATATTTTTACAGATATTACTATTTTAAATACTGCTGAGATGGTTGATACTAAAGTTAATTTAGATCAATTTGAAAGGGCTGGTGTATATCTATTTCTTGGAAGATTTCTTTGTCCAGCATTAACAAAGTTTAGACCTGAAACAGAAAAAGATAGATTTGAAAGAATGGGCGAGTTCTATATGTCAGAATATAACAAAGAATGGAGAACAATATTAGAGGATGGTGTTGAGTACGATGAGACAGGAGATGGCACTATCCAAGTTGCTGAAAGAGAGCCTTTACATGGTTTTAGAAGATTGACTAGATAATGGCTTTAGATATTAAGATCAAAACAAATTCTAAAGCTATTGAAAAAAGATTTAAAAGACTTCAAAGCAAATTCCCATCTATTATTGATAAAGGTATTCTACAAGGTGGTTTTCAACTATTAGATATTATAAGAACTAAAACAGCTAAAGGTGTTGATTTTAGAGATACACCATTTGCACCATATTCTTCAAGTTATCTAAAGCAATTACAAAGAGAGGGAAAACCTACTAAGGTTGATCTATTTTATTCAGGAAGAATGTTAGGTGCTTTAACACCATCTAATAGAACTATAAAAAAAACAGGCAAACACAAGGTATCAATTAGTTTTAGTAACTCACAAATGAGACAGAGAGCATTATTTAATCAAGTATTAAACAACCCTAAAAGAGAATTTTTTGGCTTTAACAATAGAACAGAAAAGATTATAAACAAACAATTCAATAAATTTGTTGAAAAAGAATTAAAGAAAATGAAGCTATGAGTGTTAGAGAAAATATTGCATCCAATCTATTATCTACAATTTCAGGTATAAGTAGCCCATCAATTAAAAAAGCTACAAGACAACCTTTTGATATTGACGAGTTATCAGATAAACAATACCCAGCAGTAATAGTACAAACATCTGAAGAAACAAGAGAAGATGCTGAATTAGGAAGTGGTGCTAAAACAAGAATAGGCACTATTGATTTTGCAATACTTGGATTTGTTAAAGGTGCAGAAGTTAATATTGACACCAAAAGAAATGAATTAATCACAGCTATTGAAACAGCTTTAGAATCTGATATTACAAGAAGTAGCAACGCACTTGATACAGAAGTTGTAAGTGTCGAAACAGACGAGGGTACATTGTTTCCTATTGGTGGTATAAGAATGGTTGTAAGATGTACTTATGAGTTCCAAGCTGGAACACCATAAACAAGGAGAAGATATGGCAAACAAAGATAAAATCATTGATAAAATAGAAAAGAAAATAGATGCAATAGAAAAGTTACACGATAAAGAAAGTTTAATGTGTGAAGAAGTCAAAGATTTACTTGCTGATCTTAGAGACCAAGAGGAAGATGAAATTTGGGAAGATGATTCAGAAGAAGATTTTGATGAAGATGACGAGGAAGATATTGACGATGAAGAAGAAAAATAATATAAACAATTTTAACATAGGAGAATAAAAAATGGCAGTTCATCATGGAAAAGAGGGCGAAGTCGTAGTAGGTGGTTCAGCAGTTGGCGAACTTACTTCTTTCACTCTTGAAACAACAGGCGATGTTGTAGAATCGACAAAAATGTCAGATGGTGCAAAAAGTTTTGTAGCTGGTAGAACATCATTTTCAGGTACTTTAGAAATGCACTTTGACGAAGCAGATAGTGTTCAAACACAATTAACTGCTGGGTCTAGTGTTACTTTTAAATTATTACCTGAGGGTAGTTCATCAGGCGACAGAAAGTTTGAGGGTGCTGGTATAATTACAGGTATGTCTGTAAATCAACCTTTAGATGGTATTGTT